CACAGCAGCATCTCCACATGTGGTTGCAAAGCCACTTCCCTTCCTTGTTAAGTGGAAGGGACCCAGCGGTAACTTAGTGCAAGTTTACCGCGTACTACAGAACGGGCTAGATGCTTCGGATCAACTGGCTCTTTCGAACCAACTAACAAAAAGCACTTCAGGAGCGCCGCGTCCCCGTCTAAGGGGTCGTTGCGATAGGTAAGTCTGGGAACCCATGTCTTGACTTTATAGGACATGGTATCTTGCACCCACCTACTCATCTGGACTACATTGCTGTAGTTCGTCCAAAAGAGACCCGAGCCACGGCTCGACAAAAACGGCAATGGACCCAATATCGACTCGACATGGGCCCGTACCGCCTTTGCTGTCTTCCAAAAACCAGCCATATAGAATTGGTTGGCCATGGAGACCCAAGACGTTAAAGCAGATCCGTCCTGTCTGTTTGATGGCCTTTCATAACGTGAATAGATCGGGGTGACCCGTTCGCCGTCATAAGCGTCCATACCACAGGACTCCCTGAACTTCCCAGTCCAGAATGACTTGTGGCTGTTCACCTTCAAACCCATGAGCTGAAGATGTCCACAAACAGTGGATGCCTCGTCTGCGGGAACTATAATATCATCCCCATAGACGTAAAGCGATTTGCAGCACTTAGCTACATTTCGCTCATTGATAGGCAACTTAAGCTCGACAAGCCTCCGCGAGACGATGGTTATAAAGAACACCATCGCCTCCATCGGAAAGCAGCAAGCTGAACCCATCGACGCGAATTTGCTCAACTCGACAATGTCGCCGTCGGGCAATTCAGCATGGGTGGACCTACACGCAAAAATCATGTCTCGTAGTAATGGGACAGACTCAAGCATAGTCCACACATGTAAAGAAGATACCCTATCGCTAGCCTCGCTTAAATCCAGTGTGGCAAGAGTGCCATCCCGGGACGAGAGTTTCGCGATCACTCCGTTGATAGACTGGTCGGAAAAGTTCACCCGACCACCTGTCAAAGATCCTTTTTCTATTAAAGGAACGAGGAAATTCATCATAGCCTGCTGCATAAATTGTACGCAAACAGGTTCGATGGCAATCACACGCGGGGTCTTCTGCGTTTTAGGAACGAAAACCACCCTGACGGGCTGTTCGTCCGCGGGTTCGACGAAGTCAACGCCTTGGAAAAGACCGTTGCCGTCCATATTACGTATGGAAGCGATTCCAAAATCGTCATACGGAAAGTACGTTTCCATCCTTCGGTGCCACTTTCGGAAGTTCCACTTGGAGTTTCCAAGGATCCTTTCTCTAGTGGTTCCTGGACCGTGACTTGGCCTAAGAGCATGGCGAGGATCCCCAAAAGGGACCCCACGCATAATCTCAGACCAGACAACGGCTGCCGTTTTCGCAAACGCACTGAGTGCTTCGCGGGGCGGTTCTTGGGACCAGGATCTAACATCGTTCTCACACTGCCGGTAGGCGTTAATGGATCTCCGTTTGCGCACTTCCGTGCACTCGCGAAGGACTTTCTTATGCAATAGGCAAACCTGCCTTATGCACGAGATAGCTTCAACGCTCGCATTGGGCAGTAAGTTACCTTCAAAATCAAACACCTGCGATAGGAAACCCCTTAGGAATTCGGGGAGACCTCTCCTATGCCATCTGAACGACGGCGTATGAGCTTTCAGCAGCTTACCTTCAGCCAGGGCTCTTTCAAACCCTTGGTTAAAGGCAGGCAGGGAGATAGTCAGAAACGACTCTCCCTCGTGTTCAATTCTCTTCGTGATCTCTATTAAGTCACGAGAGTGGTCGGCATCGCACCTCATGCTGGCATCTGCCAGCACGTGCTCCGTGAGCCACGATAGGCTTTTCATAGGTGCTCCTTTCGAGGGGCAACCCAGTCCACTCCCACGTGGTAACGAGACTGTTTAGGTCTCGCCGCCCACGACCTTTAGAATGTTAGCCGATGACAACCACGCAGTCAAGGCACTCGTCAGTTGTTGGAGCTCCGAGTTGGAGTATCCGACGATCGGGGCGTCCACCACTAGGTAGGCGCTCACAGAGTACACCTGATTGTTGGCAGAAGTCAGAGGGTCCGCAGCGACTTTGTTACTGTCGAGACGGACTGTAAAGCGTTTGCGCGCAGGCTTGTACTGATGGGCGACGGTCAACTTGTAAGTTGCATCGTCCTTCTGATAGAGCGAGCTGTCTCCATTGCGAGAGATTGCAGGAAGAGACTGCGCAACAGCGTTCACAGTAACACTTTGTGGGTCGGAAAACATGGGAGTGACTCAGGAGGTTAGAGTAAATTTAGAATCGCGAACGGCTCATTCCGAGCGCGGACAGGATGGACAGTTGATAGGCACTCAAGCCATCGAAGTTCACCCCGAAACCGTAAGGCGTAGCGGGCATTCTACTCTTTGTCTCGTCTTTTAGCGAGATTGAGCAAGACGGGTTGAAGGCACCATGGTTGTAACCAGGTGCCAAATACCCTACTGCGCTCCATCGTGTTTCCACCGTTTTATGGTGCATGATGAAAGCATAGTCTGCCACGAGATTATCGACTGCATTCCCGGAGAGGTTGGAAACAATGTCTCCTACATTCGAAAACCAGTCGATAAGCCAAGACCACGGGAGGGCTTCCCACAACACTGCCGGCGTCGGGATGACGCCAAACAAAGCTGCAGTGGCCCTCTTCGTCCATTGGTCCGAACCGATATCCGGCACATAGTACCGAAATCGACCCACAAACCAGTAGCGTTCCAATGTAAGGACATCGGTGTCCACTTGTGACCACGATGCCCCGGTCGAAACAACTGCCGGAGCGAAGCAACCCAGGTTGTTAAGCCTAGATGAACTCGACACAATAGATGTAGTGGTGCCTAAATCTCTCTTACGCCGGATCCCCTTTCCGTTATCCCTGACCAATTGGTCAAGTTTCGCAGATAAGGTCCGGTACGTCGCGTACATCTTCTTGATGTCCGAAACGAAAGGGAGCCAACCGAACTGGATATTGAGATACTCCGAACCGAGAGCTTTGAAATTTCTCAGCTTAAGGAACATCCTCACCGGTAAAGTAGGTAGGTCCCGCAATTCCCACAAGAAGTTGGTTATGGCAGCCGTAGGGTTGCCTGGCCGACTCCGCTTCCACCCCGTAGCTCCCTTTGGGTAAGATGCTGCTTTCTCGGCAGCCTCCAATCCTGAGGATGAGTATGAGGGCAAGGAAGGACGCGCATTAAAGATCTGACCAGCTACGTTGGGGGTCAAGCGAGTGCTTGCCACCTGATAACCTGTCAAAGGTCCTGCTTGGGCATTAATCAGCAAAGACGGTAAGGGAGTACATGTCTTGTGTCTTACAAGAAACGGACCCCCGCCATCCCAGCCGTGCCCTTTACGTCTGTGGTTTTCAGAAAGAATTAGATCGTCGAAGGAGTAGCCAGGGACCCACCAGTGTTGTGGCTTTATCGTAGAATTGACCGAGGTTGTGAAACCAAGGTCCTGCGACAGGTCTGACACTGTAAGGCCCATTTTGCTCCTCCGAAGCTCCTATCGTATTACGGAAAGCGCATTAACGCGCTGGTGTTGCGTTGCCGCCGGTCCCCCCAATGGGGG